TCTACACTTGCATTTATTTTATTATATATAGCACTGTACCTGATTCCGGTTTCATTAGCCGTCCTCATTTCTATATTGATACGCTTAGTAGCATCAACGATTTCAGTCATACTTCGACCTATCGACTCAGCATTATTTAGTTGCTGTGCTGAAAATAATTCATCTTGGTTTACTTCTTCGGCCATATCGTTCTGTAATGTAGTTATATACTATAAATAGTTAAGGCCTCTACTATTTAGAAGCCTTAGTTATAAAAGTAGGTTTTTTAACCCTATTAGTAGGTTCAGGTGGTTTTGATGCTCTTTGATTTGCTTCTTTTTGTTCTTCGTAGTAAACTTTTAATTTACCGAAAGTGAACTTGCGTAACCATATCGGCATACAGTAAACAGTATGCCAGTCGTAGCCACCTTTCCCATGAAATACTATGTCGTGTATTTGTGAAAATAATAATTCTCTATACTGCTGCGTCAGGCCAAAAAAACCCGATCCCAATAGGGATATCTGCAGCCTCCTCTCTACCTTCTTTATAGTATACCATATCAACATCTGGTGATATGCTAGAGTAAAATTCTCTTATTGCTCTTGCATCTTTTGCTAAACAGTAATTATCAACAAATTCTCTAATATCTTTTTTATCTCTACTATCATTAATTGATGTTATAATGTATTTTAACCTAGAGGTTGTAATAGTAGAAGAGTTTTTGTTTATCTTTTTATTTCCTTTTATTTCCCTGTCTATTAACTCTTCGTCTTTGTGAGTTAGTATTTTTATTGTTACTGTATTATCAGTATGGGGTAACTTAAATGTAAAGTCATTTTCTCCTTTTTTAAATAAGGAGTAATCAACCTCTTTGTTCTCTAATGCACTTAAATCTACAGTATGTACTTCTCCAAGAACTTTAATTTCATAATCTTTTCCGTACGATAGTACTCTTGCTGCCATCATAATAGCATTCTTATCCCCTATTAATATACTATCGTAATCAACTCCTTCTGTTACAATCAGAGACTTTAATAGCTTATCTATTACTGTTCCGTTTTCAATGTAATTTTGATTGGTTAGGATATCCTCTTCTTTTGCGGTCATGTACTTCATTTCGATAGTACCTGTTGCTAGTGGAGAATCTTCCGGGTAGAGTAAGCCTTTTGAAGGGAGTTCTACCTGTTCTGTTGGTAATTTAAATTTGTGATCCATAAATTTTATTTTATTATAACTTATTCTATATATAAATATACGAATAAAATACTTTATAGACAACAAAAAACCCGGAAAAGATCCGGGTTAATTTAATATAATTGAAGTAGGTGTGTATTAGTAATTCAATACGCAGTAATCCATTGCTACTGTAATACTGATTTCAACAGCTTCGTCTGATGTCCAGTCATATTGACCGAAATCTCCGTTTGTTAATATAGCACCTTTAACGATCCATTCTCCTACAATGTCTCCAACTGGTCCTAATATGTTTAATGTTAAATCTTTCTTATAGAAATCTGAATAACCTGCTCTACCTGTTACTGATTCGTAACCCTGTCTTGCCCATTCCATTACTGCTTGTGCTCCGGAAGGTGTTATTGGATCGTATAAAGTCATGGTCATATCGTCCCACTCTCTTTTACCTCTAATTTTTCTATATGAATTGATGTGGTCTAATTTTATTACGTTATCCGTAAAGGTAGGAGCCTTTACATTCTTTACCATGAAGGAAGGAATGCCGTCGATAAGCATAACAAATCTATTCTGTACCTTTGGTTCAAAGGCCTTGAACATTATTTCGTTTGGATCTAATACTGCCATGTTGTATTTACTTTATTATAAATATTGTTAATTAAAATTTATCCATTAAATGTTGCTCCAGTAGGCTCAACTGTAAAGTCTAGTACTATAAATTCTGCAGTTTTAGCTGGCTGAATAAAGATTTGACCTATTAGTTGATTTCTGTCTACGACATCTGCGGTGTTGTTTGTGTCATCCATTACTACTCTGTAAGTATAAAGACCTTGTCTCTGTACCACTGATTCTAAGTAAGGATTAACTACTGATAAGAATCTATTTCTAGTTGCTACAGTATTTTGTTCGAATACTAAAGTTCTAGCTTGATCTCCTAAGAATTTCTTAAGCTCAATTAATAGTCTTCTTACATTTACTCTATCTAAAGCAGAAGCTTTAGTCTGTAAAGTCTTTTGTCCAAATACTGCGATTCCTTGTCCAGGGAAAGTAGCGATTGGATTGACTTTTCCATCATACAATAAGTCTCGTTGACCTCTTGTTAATTTTTGTTCTGCTTGAACAACTCCTACAATTCCACCTCTTACTAATCCTGCTGGTGCGAACCAAGGTGCTGAACTATTATCTGTAAATGCATATACTCCTGGTATAACACATGAAGCTGGAACGAATACGTTTCTTCCTGTAGCTGATACTACTTGTACCCAAGGCCAGTATGAAGAAGCGTACGAACTGTTAAGTGATGTAGCTGTTGACGTAATGTTACTTACTGTCGCTCCGTATACTTCTAAGTCTACTACGGCGATACAGTCACCTCTAGATTCTGCTAGGGTAATAACGCTATTTAATGTACCTGCTTGGTCTGCATTTTTGTAAATAAGACCTGGTGTAGAAAGTATATTAAAGATGTATTCGTCTTTATTATTTAAGATTGATATTGAATCAGTATAATTACCTGATGTTAAACCTTGTGAGTTTGTATTTGATATAGCTGTAAAGTAGTTAGCTCCTGCTGGTGCATTTGCTCCTGTAGCACTGTGGAAAGATCCAGATTCTACTTTTGGTAAAGATCCTGAATAAGAATTCCCTGCTAGATCAATTGCTACTGATACTCCATCGTTTGATAGGTACGCAGTTGTTTGTGAACCTACTGCTGATACGTAAATGAAATTTGATTTATTTACATAATCTCCAAATGACTTAACATATGTTTTAGATCCGTCTGTTGCTTTTGACTTATATTGAGTACCAATTGCGTTTTCAATGTAGTTAGAAGAATCTGGGTCTAAAGATATATTATTAAATGTTTCTAATACTACTTTATTATTATGACTATCGTCACCTCTTCTTACTAGTAATGTAAAGGTACCTTTTTTATTATCTACATTTTGTATTTCCCATCTGATGTTATCAGCAGATCCTGATACAAGTACTCCACCGCTTCCTGCGATTTCTACCCCTGGAACGGCTACACCTGTTGAAGCATTAAAGATTTCTCCTTTTCCTAAGGATTTAATTACAAAAGGTTGTACACTTCCGTTAGCTGATGATGAAACGTGCGTTGATACTGCTGGAGTAAATGATCCTGTTACTACTCTGGTTACTAATACTGAACCGCCTCCTTGTTGGAAGTAGTTTTTAACTCCAATAGAAGTTAAATATTCTTGTTTAGTAGAACCTGATGTAAATGTTTCTCCAAACTTTCTAACGTACTCATTATATGTAGTAACTATAGTTGGTTCTTCCACCGGCCCTTTAACAGTTGGTCCGACGATTGCAGCTCCAGCTTCAACCGGAGATGGTTGGATAAACGAAATATCATTTTCTCTCGCAAAAGCACCTGGTGAGATGATTGATTCTGCCATGTTGATCTATTTTATTTTAAGTTTATTATAAATATCATTCAGGAATGTAAAACAGAATCGAAATTATAGTTTTACTTCTCCCATATAAATAGGAAAGGAGGATGTAAAACCCTCCTTCCTTTAAAGTATGTAAAAAATCTTTTACTAAACTTCTTCTACAGCTACAGGCGCTTCATCAGTTTCTACTGGTGCTTCTGGTGCAGGAATGAATTCTCCTTCTTTAAGGTCAATAGATCCAACTCCATATTTCTCTTCTAATTCCTTCACCATATCGGTTTCGGATTGTCTAAGTTCTCCAAGAAATGCTTCTGCTGAAGTCTTTCTCTCTGTTAGTTGAATCTCACCTAATGAGATAGAACCTAATTCTTGAACCAATGCAGCGTTCTTCTGCTGTAATTCCTGTAACTTGTCAAGCTCTTCTTGAGCTAACTTTTGATTTGCCATAATTGTAAATTTAAATTAATCGATTATTATATTATTAATATAAGTATAAATATCTTACGAAACAACTATTAAGTAAAAAACTTTGTTATACTGGTAGGGTTAATTGTTTCAGCTAAACTTCCAGACAATCCAGTCTTCAAGTACTCTACTGGATCTGGGTATGGTGAGTTATTTTTGATAGACTCTGTTACCCATCCTATTATTACTTCTCTATCTAAAGAATCGAAAGATGTAAAGTCAGTTAAATTTGATGTATCTACTTTTATCGCTTCTGAATGTACTTGTTTATATTCCAAATCGTCAACTGTATCTGAAGCTATAAGACTATACCTAATAGTATGAATAACGTCATTTTCTGTATTTACGGGAGACTGTGAGTCGGATGATGTTGGGAATACTTCTGCATCAATAAGATTCCATGTGTATGTAACTGCCATAATGTAATGTTTATATAATATAAATAGTCTAGTCTTTAATTAAGTGTATGGAAGCCCAATTCTCCACTATCTTACCATTTGGGAGTTTTCTATTACCGAATGTGATTTTATCTACAGGTATATCTGCGTATACTCTACATTCTTTAACCTGCTTAGTGTACCTACCTTTTTCACGTTTACTGTAATTATAATCAAAGTCTTCTTTAGTACTACTCCTTAATGATTCTCCTTCGTTACCTATTGTTCGCATAGTATCCATTAAACTTTGTGTTACTGCCTGTGTTACAGGTCCGGAATTCTGTATAATCATTGAATACGTAGGTGAATACACCTTTAAATCAAGACTCTCTAATAGTACATCTGCAGGAAAT